ACGCACCGCAGGGTGGCGGCTCTCAAGGTTTCCCTGCAGCGTTTACATGGCTTCCAGCTGCAAACATTTCCAGCACCGAGCAGACTGGTATCCCACAGTTCTATGGCCCCAGCAACGAACTTGAGTTCAATGGTCAGCCGTTAGACGTTAGCAACGTCGTGCAATTCATTAGCCCTATCGAGGGCATTTTGAAGGTTGGCGCTCGCGCAATCAACACCAGCATTTGGCTAGATCAGGCCGCAGACCGTTACGCCCAGCTTGAAACCGTACCTGGCTATTTGCAGCAGGTGGACGGCGAAGACCTGTCGGGTGAAGACCTTGGGTCGCTCGCATCGGCGTGGGCACAGGCTCGTAAACAGAACGCTATTGGTGCCTTATCTCGCCAGGTGGAGTTCCGCGAATACAAGCAAAACCCACAAGACGTGGTGTCCGAGCAGCGCAAGTATCAGGCGCTCGAAATGGCTCGCTTGTGCAACATCCCCGCGTACCTTGTGTCGGCTCCGACTGAGGGCGCATCCATGACCTATCAAAACGCTCAGCAGGCCCGTCAAGACTTGTATCTGTTTGGCGCTCGCATCTATCTGGACTGCATTGAGCAGACCTTGTCGGCAGACAACATTCTGCCGCGCGGTCGTTATGTCGAGTTCAACATGGAAGATTACGCGGGTGAAGTCGCTGAAGACACATCCCGCTCTAACGAAATGGAAGACGCATGATCCAGTTTGTTTCTGTACCAGTCACCCTTGATGCCGCTGCAGGTGAGGACAGTCCCCGCACCATCACGGGTGTGGCTGTTCCTTGGGACACGCCTGCAACGGTGTCAAGCGGCGAGTCAGTCATGTTCAAGCGTGGCGCTTTTGATGTAAACGCCAAGGCACCAAAGCTGATCGAGAACCACGACATGACGCAGCTCCGTGGTGTCGTTGTCGAGTTAGCCGACGATGACTCTGGGCTTTTGTTTACAGCCAAGTTTGCTAAGACCCGCGCCGCCGACGAAGCCATCGAACTCGTCAAGGCTGGCGCTTACGACAGCGTCTCGGTCGGCGCTATCCCGGTCAAATACAAGTTCGACAAGAACGGAACCATGGTCGTCTCCAAGGCGAACCTCGTGGAAATCAGTCTTGTTGCACAGCCCGCATTTGCGGACGCTGTGATTACAGAAATCGCTGCTTCCCAGCCCGAAGAGGTTGAAGAAGTTGTCGAACCCCAACCCGACATTCCTGAGGAGGAAACAGTGTCACAAGAAACCCCAGCGGTTGAGGCTTCGGCTGAGATCGTTCCAACAGCACCAATCGTTTTCGCATCCGCAAAGCGTGAAGTCAAACTGCCAACAGCAGCCGAATACATCGCAGCAGCAATGCTCGGTGGCGACGCATGGCACGAAATGTCAGCAGCTCTCAAGGCCGCAGCGCCAGACGTAGTCACAAGCGACACCCCAGGCATCTTGCCACTGCCCATCGTCCAGCCTGTTTACAACAACTTCCGCGGACTTCGTCCAGTTGTCGATGCAATCGGCCCCAAGGCAATGCCAGGCGGCGGCAAGGTGTTCATTCGCCCAGAAGTCACCACACACGTTTCCATGGCTGCACAGTCTGCAGAAAACGCAGCACTCCAGTCCGGCACTTTTGTCGTGTCAGAGAACCAGGTCACAAAAGGCACCTACGGTGGGTATGTCAACCTTTCGTTACAAGACCTTGAGTGGTCACAACCCGAAGTTTTGCAGCTCATCCTCGACGACATGGGACGCATCTACGCAAACACCACCGACAACGTCGCAGCAGACAACCTGCTTGCAGGCGTCACACAGTCGGCAGTGTTGACAGATCCAACCAGCCCATCCGAATGGGTCGCGGACATCTTTGCAGCTGCTTCAACAATCTTGAGCAACTCAAACGGCAACCTGCCAACACACTTGTTCTTGTCACCAAACATGTGGGCATCGCTCGGACAGTTGGTTGACACCGCTGGTCGTCCATTGTTCCCACAAGTTGGCCCAATGAACGCTTTCGGCACAGTTCAGGCAGGCGCAACCGAAGCAGTTGCTTTCGGCCTTCGCGTTGTCGTTGACCGCAACTTCGCAGCAGACACCGTCATCGTGGGTGACGCATCCGGCTTCGAAATCTTTGAACAGCAAAAGGGTGCCCTCAGCCTCGAGTCGCCATCGACATTGTCACGCACACTCTCGTTCCACGGCTACTTCGCAACGCTGATGATTGACAACACCAAGTTCGTCAAGCTCACATAATCGCTGGTTACTAGGTAAGGGAGAGGGTCTGAAATGGCTGTTGCAACAGTTCAACACGTTCGACGCGTAGACAACTACGCAGCCATTCAGACTCTCACCGACCTTGAAGTCCAGCCAGGCGACTCAATTACCGTCGCATCAGTCGCGACCACAGGCTTCAACGCCACAGCTGTTGTCATCTCAACCGAGCAGTATTTCCTCGAAGGCACAGACCAAGAGGGCTATCTCGTATTTGACTACGACATCCCCAAACCCAATCAGATTATTTACGCCAACACGGGCGACGACCTTGTTTACACAGCCGTCACTGCAGGCACCGTCACCTACACACAAACCGTGTCATGGATTGTGGCTGCCGATGTTTTGGCTTGGCTCGGTATCGACGTAGCGACCGCTAACGACACAGCCTTTGTAACGACTTGTGTAAACGCCAGTAATGCCTGGTGTTATCGCAAGCGTCGCGAAGCCGGCTACATCGACTCCATGAGCACCGTGCCCAGCGCCGATGTCAAACTTGGAACCGTCATGTATGCCGCCACGCTTTATCGTGAGCGTGGATCCGTTGACTCGTTCGCTTCGTTTGACGCTATGGGGACTTTCCCTGTGCCGTCAACGTTGGGTCGGATTATGCAGCTGCTTGGCTGTGGCAGGGCGCAGGTTGCGTAGTGGCCGCTACAGGTATTTTGGCGATTGCCGTAAACGCTTGTAAAACGGCGTTAACGAACCTTGGCCTCGTCCCAATTACTGACCCACGCAATGCGCGTCCCCTGTCTGTTCTGATTGAGTTGCCTAGCGTCACGGCGTTTACATACAACGTCGGAGACATTGAATTACGCCTGCGCATCTTGGCACCACCACCCGGTAACCAAGACAGCGGCGACTACCTCATGACCATCGCCGATCAAATCATGAACTCACCTATCGCGGTGACGGACTTGAGACCTGGTTTGGCGACAGTCGGTGGACAAGAACTACCAACCTATGACCTAACCGTCGCAATCGCAGTACAAAGGAGTTAACTATGCCTGCATCAAATACGTTCCTCTCGAACGCCACTATCAACATCACCCAGGGCGCTACGACCTACACCAGCATCGGCGCAAACGCCAACCAGTGCACAATCACGGTGGGCCAAAATCCACTCGACATCACCGCCTTCGGGGATAACGGGACCATCCAACGTGGCGGCTTGCAAACTGTCGACGTAAGTATCACGTTCTTTCTGTCGTACGGTGGCTCTGGCGCAACCTCAGAGGTTGAGACCGCGCTTGCAGCGATGGTCGGCCAAGGCAACACCACACTGGTTATCAGCCCGTCTGGCACCAGCGAAACAGCTTCCAACCCTGAGTACACCATCACCAACACGATGCTGGCTAACTTCACACCTGTGAACAGCACCGTGGGTGAAATCGCTACGGTAACGGCGAATTTCACCGGGGGAACTTGGGTACGAGACGTCACGCCGTAAACACTCAAAGCACTGTGGGAGAAACACATGAAACTGACACTGCAAGTAACAGAACGCGAAAGCGTTTACACCGTCACCACGAATCTCGGTGTCATCGTCGCGTGGGAGCGTCGCTTCAAGCGTAAAGCCTCACAACTCGGCGAAGGCATCGGAGTTGAGGACTTGGCTTTCATGGCGTGGGAGTGCTGTAAACAAAACAGCATCCCCGTGCCGATGATTTTTGACGAATACGTCAAGCAGCTCGACAACATTGAAGTGGTGGACACAGACCCTGTAAACCCTACGACCGAGGCACATACATCTACGCACTAGCGTCACAGCTGCTGCAAACAGGGTATTGGCCTCCAGAAATCCCCTACGATCTAGACGTGCTGGTAACAGTGCACAAGGTCGCCGAAGACATGAAAAAGGAGTCCTAATGCCATACAACGCAAACATGGAACTCGTCGGCGTCCGTGAGACAATCCGAGCGTTAAACAAGGTTGAACCGGGTTTGCGTAAACAGTTTGTGGCTGAGGCTCGCCAAATCGCGCAACCTGCTATCCAGCGTGTCCAGGCTGGTTACACCGAGGTTCCACTGTCTGGTATGTCTCGCAAATGGACAGACAAGAACGGTCGCAAGTTGTTTCCGTTTACAGTCGCTAAAGCCAAGCGAGGCGTACAGCTTAAAGTCGACGCCAGTCTGCGCGCCACTGCCATTATCAGCATTGTGCAACGGGATCAAGCCACTGCCATTTTTGAAACTGCAGGCCGAGCCAATGCGAACCCGTTGGAGCGTTCGCTGGGTCAGTTGTCGCCTGGTCGTACTCGTGTTATTGGTCCTGCCGTTTACAAGGCACGTCCACTTATTGAGCGTGAGATGCTTGACGCAATCAGGCGAGCCATGAAGCGCGTACAGAAAGAGTTGAACTAATGCTCGGAATACCCA